TCATTTATATTGAATTAATTTTGTCTCACACAGCCCGACCACATCACCAGTCATCGAGCGAGACGCAGACCATTTATTATCTATTGAATTTATTACTTTTGTGTAAAGTACCTTTTTATTGTGGGTTATTGACCATGTTTCAAGCATGGTCAAACGCTCATCGCTATATAGCCCGATTAAAGTGTTACTTGATATGGACATATAAAGTAACTCTCCAGCCATAACACTTTTCCCGACGCTGGTAACATTTCCATCCTTTCCATAAATTGATACATGAAACACACCGTTCGTAATTTGATCCTTATCAAAATCATAATTATCACTTGCTCTTGCACCGTAGCCACTTAAATTGGTTACGACCCAGCAATCAGCGGTGGCATCAGGCATATATATGCCAAAAAGTACTCCAAACATGGCTAAGAATCGCATGACTTTACATCCCTAGGTAAATCCTGTGTCTCATGGGGAGCCATGGTATCAATTTGACGCAAGCAAGTCCGCCCTATGCTGAAGACTAGCTCATCTCAAAAGAGGGGTATGAGGAGGGGTATGAAGCATTAAATAAAAATGGCCAGCCATGCACACATTGCTAACCACTTGATTTATATGGTGCCGATAATAGGAGTCGAACCTACGACCTTCGCATTACGAATTCTAAGAATCACCTTGTAACACAATCAATTACCGCACTATGCCGCGCTCACACCGTCCCAAATGCGAATGTTTGATAAGCCATGAAACCGCAGATCAACAGATGGTAGTCCCAGATCTGTCTCACAACAAAAGGTGGCCATATCCCATGGAATGCCCAACCACGTATTCATGGACCGTTAACCATTGGCCGGAAATTTTTTATACAGCGTAGACAGCCCCACGTCATAGATGATCGCTACCCTCCACCCTACCTACGTCCGCAGTTACTCCACCAGGAGCCGTTTATGTGGGGATGACTACATCAGCAGAACCGGTATAGCCTACGCTACCGGCGTGACAGGCCAAGTAATAGCTGGAGCGGTTGATGTATCCACTGCTTTGACCGCCTTGATGTAATTCATCCATGTAATGAGCTTTGTCTTATCACCATCGCTGATGATGCCGAGCGCTAACTCAGTACGCCAATCCGCCGTGATAGCGTTTGCCTCGTTCAAAAGAGCAGCTTTTTTAGCATCGGCATCTTCCACCAACGCAGCATGTTGTGCCGCAGTATCCGTTACCCATTGTTCACCGGTCCATTTATCATACGGTGTGCTCGGTGGGGTGAGCGTAACGCCCGGTTTTATCTCGCCAAGCTCCGTTATTGTCACTGGCTCTCCGGTATCAGTGGAGTACGCTGCTTTACCACGGTTGTCCGTTACTTCAATCCAATGATCTTTATTAAAAATGAGTGCCTTTCCAGATTTTTGTTCGGGGGGCTCAATCAGCGTCGAAAATGCAGGGATACCTGTTCCGGCAATAATACGCACATCATATGCGCTCATAAGTTCGCCATTTTCATGAGAGTATCCATAAACGGTTACCGTGGTGGTTTCAGTTGCTAATCCGTCGTCAAAAATTTTATTCATTTCATCCTCACAATCATATTCCAAGCAACAGTTTTACCTCGGGTTTCTGCCGCTGTTCTGGCGACGGTCGCAGGGTTAAATGTAATGGTTGAGGCATATCCAGCGCCTTCATTTCGATATGTGTTTCGGCGGGACTCTTGTCGTTCACTAAACACTCCACTCGATGGAACACCACCGACCATTTCATTAAAAAACATGGTCCCAGTGAAGTTCTGTAACGCATCTTCCTGGTAGGACAGTAACCATCGACCAGAATCGATACCCCGGCCATTATCCCAGGCTCTGACGCCATATCCGCGCATATCAACAGGGAGACGATTATCAGGCCATAGATTATGTGCCAGGGGATATTTGGCCGGGTCAAACGCCTGCCCCATCCATGGGATAAACTCCATACCACAGTCAGGCCAGATTTCCTGAGGCATATGCGCATTGCACCAACTGATACATGATCCAACCAATGGACATCCATATTTAAAATATGCTGGCTCATTAACATTGCTGTATTGGACAACCCACGGCAAATACTCATCTCGTCCACTCCACGTCTGACGAGATGCAACATGTCCATGATGGCTCATGTATAACTGTTCAATAACATCCCCATGCTGTAAGACTACCATCATTCCATAGCTATAAATTACGTGGCCGTTTACGTTAGGAAAGTCACTCACAGTGTTGGTATCAGCGATGCCAACATTATAAATCCCAGACTGATCGCAATTAGCGAATGTTCCACCGTTAACCAGTGTGCCGATGATATTCTTCGACCATGCATTCGCGGCCAGATCGACCGTTCTGCTCAACCCAAGATATTCGAGAACCGCAGCAGCATCATTTTTACTCAGTAGTAATTTGACAAAATCGCTCAACCCAGCAGCTTCGACAGTGTTAGGCCCCGTCAACACTAATACCTTATTTGCCGCAGCCTGCAATGCAGCAATCGCACTCAGCAGATGAGACTTATCCTGCTTGGTATCCAGCGCCCCAGCAATCCGATCAGCCTCCATCTTCGCACTTTGCGCAGATCCAGCAGCTGCCGACGCACTTCCTGCCGCCGTTGCCTCTGAGGCTTTAGCGGCACTGGCACCACTCGCCGCTACACTGGCGGAACCTGATGCCTGTGATGCTGATTGCGCGGCAGAGGATGCACCCCCTGCCGCGGCTATTTCCGAAGCCCTCGCAGCACCAGCGCTACTGGCTGCCTCACTGGCAGAGCCAGATGCCTGCGATGCTGATTGAGTGGCGGCGACTTGCGCGTTATGAGCGCTGCTCGCAGATTCTCCTGAATGACCTGCTGATACACTCGCTTCAGCGGCGCTGGAGGCTGCACGATCCGCATCTAATCGCACAGCCTCCTTCAGGATAGCCTCTGTGGCCTGTGCCGCTTTTGCTGCTGCATCCGTTGCTGCCGTTTCCGCAGAGGCAGCTGCTGCCTGCTCCGACGCTTTCGCTGCATTCTGACTGGACAGTGCTGCCGTGGCGCTCTCCGCGGATGCCGATGCTGAGCTATGGGCAGATTGCTGGCTGGCCTGCGCACTCCGAGCGTCGCTGGAAGCTGCCTGCTCCGACGATTTCGCTGCATTCTGACTGGACAGTGCTGCCGTGGCGCTCTCCGCGGATGCCGATGCTGAGCTATGGGCAGCCTGCTGGCTGGCCTGCGCACTCCGAGCGTCGCTGGCAGCAGACTGCTCCGACGCTGTCGCCGCGTTCTGACTGGACAGTGCTGCCGTGGCGCTCTCCGCGGATGCCGATGCTGAGCTATGGGCAGCCTGCTGGCTGGCCTGCGCGGCGCGGGCGCTCTCCGCGGCGGCATGCCCATCCTTTTCAATCTCCGCTACCTGGGAGGCCACCTTATCCACCATCGCCTCAAAATGCTTGATGGCATCAGGACGTAGGTCATCGTCCTGCGGCAAGCCAAGGAAGTGGTTTAGCGTTCCATTGGGCGAGTCTTTGTATACCTGAATATTCCCGACATACTCCGGCGGATACCCAGCAACACAGAGCGTTACGCGGTACTGTCCTGGTTCCACTGTCATGTCATAGAGCCCTGTTTCTCCAGGCTCCGCACTGCAACAGTATGAACAATAACACTGGCGCTCGTTCGTAACGCCTTCAACGCGATTTCACAATTGGCAATAGGCTGCCCCATCCCATTTTTTAGGATTCCGGTAATACGAGCCATATCTACTCCAAATATAAAAATCTGCTCACAGCAGGAAATTATGAATATAGAGAATTAAAATCATCAATAAATAGATTAGTTGCTTCTGCGAGAAACTAATGACAATACAGGAGATACACTTACTTTCATATCACCGTACCCCGCATAATTACGAATAAATCTTGCTGAAAGATTATCTATCCGGTTAGCACTCACCACGGCCGCTGCAACAAGAGTCACGTTTTCAGACATAACACGCAAGCGATCACCCTGGGTGATATAAGTACTACTACATAGCCACCGATCCTCTGCTACAACATTTATACCATCATAGATACGCAGATAAACGTATCCCTCATATCCCTCAGACCAATATACAAGTGGGGCGCTTATGTAAATATCACACAATGTGTTAGATTCGTCGGCAAACACAGGTATATTTATCGGGACTGAAACTGCATGCCTACTATAGTCAATATCAATGCGTGGTGTTATTCCTTGTTTCGCAACGTCTCCGACAATTTTACTTGCATAAACAGCCCCTTTAACATCACAGCTATCACTGATTGAAACATGATTGAATGTACCCCCGGTTGCATTTATGTGACCTGTAATATCAGCGTCTCGCGCAGTGAACTTTCCTTCTGGCGTCAACGAAAACGTGGGCGGATTTCCTGACGATGTAATCGATGCCGCATACAGACGCTTCAGCAAAACATCATTCATGATGAGCTGGTTACCATAGCCGACGAGCATTGGTGTCGTGTTGCCGTTTGCCGGATCGATAAACTCAATGCGGTTTGCGGCCACCAGGAATTGGCTTAGTTTACCTTCTGGGGTATCTTCCATGCTGAGACCAAGACCTGCGACATAGTGTTTACCGTCCTCAGTCTGCTCAATTTTAACTCCCCACATCGCATTCCATTTATCGTTGCTATCAGTCCACTCTTTCTCAAATTGAGTCAGGCGGCTGGCATTATCCTCTGTCAATTCAACTTTTCCGAGCAACTCCTTACCCAGATAGCTCTCGGTTATCTTCCCCTTAAAAAAGTCGAGATAACCATTCGCATCACTACTTACCTGGCCGATAGCCTCCACAAAGACAGACTTTCCTACCGGGCTAACACTGCGCACGTAGAAGTAATAATCCACACCAAACTTCATTAGGCGGTCTTTAATCCAATATGTGGATAAGCCAAGGCGCATGGCTAATGACTCGACATGAGTTACATCGGTGATACGTTTCTCTGAAAAATAAAACTCATACTGCACATCAGCGTGATAGTAGGTCTGATGAGGGATTATCGTGACCTGGAAATAGCCGGGGTTAACCTCAATGCTGGCGGGAGCTCTGGGACTTGGATACTAAAGCGCGTAGAGGTTGGCGCGCCCTGCTGCCCGAAGCCATTCATGGCCCTCACGGTAAGCTCATAGTCACCACGCGGCAAGGCATTAAACGAAAACTGCGTCTCACTGATCGTCGCTGACGTTACCAATCGCGTTGGATCCTCCACCGTTCCGGCGCCAGTCGTCAGGCGTAGGATAAACTTGCAGCCTTTAACGACTCGCGGGGTATCCCATTGTGCTAACGCCTGATACGTATCCGAGTCCGCTCCAACGCTGACAGACAGATGCTGGATTGCAGGAGGTAGTACGCCGTTTTCGGTGCCAGGCAAAGGCTCAAAGTGAGCACCGTTATCGACGATAGCCTCTTTCTCTGGAACGTGCTGTAGCGCTGTAACAGCGTATGTCCCATCATCATTTTCGCGGAGCATCACACAGCGGAATAAACGCCGACGCATAGACGAAATCCGGAGCCCCCAGACGCCATACGCTTGAATTCCGGCAGGCACCGTCTGTAACCGTACCAAGTTTGGCGCTAAGAGATCGACAACAGGGACGCTGATTGGTGAACCATCAGCGCCGATGAGATTTATTTCTGCTGAGCTCCCCGCAGGCAGCACTATACCGCGATCCAGTTTAATGGTACGGCTGATCGTATCAACATCCAGTATTCGCCCACCCACCGCGATACCCGCATAATCATTATCACAGACCTCAATAATGTCACCGGGCAGGTGGCGTAACCCCTCGGCACCAATCATGAAATCGACGGTTTGAGCCTCCAGTAACTCTGTCTGGATAACCCATAGTCCCATCCGGCGCGCTTGACCGCGAGACGTGCAGCCAAAGGCCTCCATTTTAAGCAAGTTTCGCCCATAGCGAACGATGGCCGCCTGATCCTCTACAAGCTCCACAGAGGCTTTCCAGCCATTCTGCGGGTCTATATATCGAACCTCCACCGCATTATGACGATCTTTCAGCGCGCTGAAGCTGTACTTAAAACTGCCGTCAACGACATTACTGTTTGAATACGTCCACACTTTGTCTGCGGGCCTATCCTGCACGAAAGTCATCGTCTGACCATCCCACACAGGCATGCAGCGCATTAATGAGCAGAAGTCAGCCAGGACGTCATAAACCTTTCGTTGAGTCGCCAGATACGCATTACAGACCATTCGCGGCTCTGTTCCGCTAAACCCATCAGGAACAGGCTGATCGCAATACTGCGCAATGGCGTACAGCGACCAGATATCAACATCCGCCATCCCCATGCGATCGCCCATGCCATAGCGTGGATGCGTTAGCAGATCCAGCAGGCACCACGCAGGGTTATTGGTATACGCTGGTTTGAAAGAGCCATCCCAAATCCCGAGATATGTCCGCGCGATTGGGTCATAGTTTGATGGGACTCGGACGATGCGCCCGCGAACGTGGTAATTCATCGTCACCTGCTGGCTGCCGAATTGCTCCGCATCCACACGCACGCCAACCACAGCCGTATTGGGATAACGCTGCTGCAGATCAAGGATCTCGGTGTAACTCGACCACAGCGTTTTGTTCTGTAAACGTGCCGATGTACTGTCAGGGGTATTCCTGATCATTCGAATGCCGAATGGGCGTGGTGGCAAATTATCGACGACCACTGATGCTAAAAATTGCGACGTCCGCTTCCCCTGAATCGTGACATCTTTTTCTGTCACCCAGACACCCGCACGCTGTACCTGAATACTCAGGTTCACGCTGGTTTCGACCTGATCACCGTCATCGGTGCCGGAAACCAGTGATGAAACACCAAACGTAAAACGCAGGCGATCGATCTCTTTTGATGTGATGGTTCTGGTTATTGGGTTATCGTTTTTTACCTCGGCATTTAACATTGTTTCCGCGCCGGACTCTTCAAACCCATCCAGTGACGGCTGCTCCTGCTCTCCCACACGGTAAACCACCGTGACACCGTGGACATTAACATTGCCATCAGCATCGACAACGGGCGTTTGATTCACCAAGATACTCTGTAAGCCATCCACGGGGCCCTCTATCGGCCTTCACTCAACGCATCGATCACGCTGAGTAGCTGAGAAGACCGTAGATTATCCGGTGCCTCATACGGCGTATGTCCACCGCCTCCACCCTTACCCATAATGCACTCCCCTCATATAACAAAACCGCCAAAAGGCGGTTTATATTCTGCGACCAATCACGATAACTTTCCCGCCGCTACCCTCATCACGGGTGCTCAGCATCTGCGAGATACGGCGCGACCCTATTAACATCTCACCGTACAAAACCGGTAACGGGTTCCCCTGTGCGATCATATTATCCAAGCTGGAAAAGTAGGTGCTCTGTTTCCCGTTATCAGCCCGCGCCATCGATGCGCCTTAGGCTGTGGTGCCAACATTTGGGCGACACCGCCAAGAGCCATGCTGGCACCAGCGGCGTACAACCCTGATACAGCGGCGGCCCCCATCCATCCAGCAGGGTTCCACCACGCCACAGCGATCATTGCCACACCAGCGATAATCTGGAATATCCCGCCACGCTTTGCACCGACAGCCCGGGGAACAATATGGATAACTCCACCGTACGGCAACGGCTCCCGCATACGCTGAGCCACATCTGAGGGCGTAGCATTTAGTCCTGCAATCCGCACCTGGTAATGCCCTAGCGACATCTGCTGGCGCAGTCCTGGGAGTTGCATGCACAATGCACGAACCCCCTCCGCCGCGGTATTTACCCGGAGGTCAAATTGACGGCCAAATCGTTGTAAATCCCCGTAAAACCTGATGCTGGCCAGTCCAGGTGTCTCCATATTGAGTGTGTTCGCCGTTGCCATTTATCGCTATACCTCTCTCGTTTACTCAGCTGATCAGGGACATGATGCAGTAGCATTCCGTCACCACAATAAATCGCTGCATGATTCGCTACGGATGACCCAAAGCAGCACAACACCACATCCCCCGCCTGTGCATCACTGGCAGAAATCCGGTAAAACCCGGTTTTCTCAAAGTTGTCCAGATACAAATTTTCACCACGCCTCCACCAATCATCATCCGATGAAAATCGGGCAACGTCAGGCCTGCAAGCTCATAGGCATCACGAAAAAGGGTGTAGCAATCTAATATCCCATGTTCAAACTTCCGCCCCAATAAGCGAGGGACGCAGCGAAACCGATGGATATCTCCATCACAGATTAACCACCACGGCAAGGCACTGGCCATCTGCAGCGTTCGGTCTCCCTCGCTGAGATAAGGCAGCCCCCCGGGATGGCTATGCACCATCGCGATAACTTCCCCTTCGGCCTGCGCTGCCAAAAAATCCTCGGGTGCCATCCTGAAATACTGCGTAGGCTCAATAGACCGGTTTTCAAATGGCAGATATACCGTCCCCTGATCCATTCGAACCACATAACCGCAGGATTCCATTGGCGCACATTGAGAAGCATGTTCCAATATTTCATCATCAATCATATGATTTCCCACATAAAACCCCGGCAATAAGCAGGGTTTTATTTTTTATTCATGATGGTAATCATGTGCTAAACTAAATAAAAACTATCTCCATGCAATCAGCCAAACCACGGAGCCTTTGGTTTTTTTTCTTGATCTTCCTCTAATTCTTTTTCATTATTAGTTACGGGAATATCACTACCGCAATGCTTACACTTAATTGCTTCTTGCTTTACTAATTCAGCACAAAACGGACACTTCTTCATTCCATTATTTATTTGATCCACCTCCATCAAATTATTATTCTTAGATATTAAAAGAGAGTGGATTATTGCCACAATGAACAGAAGAAACCCATATAACCACCACGCACCAAAAGATCGCCCTTTACTCTGTGCTATGAATGCAGGAATTAATCCAAGCAACGCAGCAATAATAAACAACTCCATATCACCATCCTCATTAGTAATGTAGCCACATACTAACAAATGATAGGTGTAAAGGTAAAAGGTGACACCACCAAATTATCATTACGATAGTTTATTAATAGACAGGTAACCACCAAAGCTATCAATATTTTCCCGAAGCTTACACCCCCTCGGGCATCTACTGCACTGGTCAAGTACGGGATCAGCAGTTGGATTATCAAACGCGTCTGCCACCGGTGGACCGGCATAGCCACACTCATCAGATCGATAACGCCATGCACAAACCTCTGCAAGCATGGTTCGCCCAGGGAATACAGCTCCGTCAGTCTCGGTGGGAAGAGATAAAACAAACGTTGCCGTTTCTGCAGTCAGCTCTGCCAATTGCTCAACAACATAACGAGCAACAGCCTCCTGCTCAGGATCGGCCTCTAGGTTACCCTCAGGAAAATTAACTGCATCAAGGAAGCAAGAATACACCTGGCGGCGCACAACGGCAGCTCCGACAAGGCTCTGCAGATCCTCCGCCATTCCGGTGACCAAGCCAAACAGATTAGATACGGCAAGCGAGGGGCGATTGGTTGCTCCCTTACCCTTAATTTCGATACCCGAACACTGAATGGGATAGGGTTGATACTGTCTCCCCTGCCACGTTACCGGCTCACCATTACGGTTTAACTCATTACAAAAAAAGTAACGATCTCCACCTATGGATGACAGATCAAACTCCCACAAATCAACGCGAGCTCCCTGCTCAGTTTTAGCTGTTTCGTTTCGTGTCTCCTGTGGAATATTGCGCATCCACCCTCCCTTCTATTAGTAGATCACTTGGTTAAACGTTGCTGTAAAGTCAGTGTTCAACATGCCAACCTTTGATTTCCATTTCCGGCATACTACCCTGATCTGTCGATGCACATAGGGCGGCGTCCACAGGAACGCTGAAACACCGCCATGTCGAGATAAAAAGGCCTCCAGCGCATAGGCGTCATCCCGCGAAACCTTGATTGTTACCTCATAGATTTTCAGATCGCTATTTAAACCGGAAGAGCGGCGCTGTTCGTACCCCTCTCCGAATTTTACAACATGCACACGTGGCTCAGAATCTACAGCCATATCAGGACGAACTGGCCAGCAAAATGTTTCCATTATCGATATGCCCCACTCAGATGCCCCCCATCACGCCCCTGCTGCCGCAAAAAATCAGCCGCCGCTTTTTGCCCCATGTCATATACAGCTTTTAACGCCCCTGGGCCTATCTCACCATTTTTACCGTCGTTCTGAATAACAACGTTATAGTTCGGAGAAAATACCGCACCGCGCGATCCAGTCCCCACCGCAGTAACCGCTAGGCGACCACGGCTATCGCGGGTCAGTGGCATAATCGCCTCCGGCCCTGCCTCCCCCATCAAGCCCGCCCCGCGAGCAAAAGCAAAAAACGTTGGTTGCGAAACCACCTGACCGCTGTATGCACTCAAATCTGAAGAGCGATACACGCCACCGGAGGCGTTTGCAACCAATGGCAGGTTGCCATATGCTCCTGTAGAAAAGGCACTAGCACCGCCTGCTACCGCCCCGCTAAACATGCTAAATAACCCACCAACGGCCTTTGATAATGCCATTCGTGCAGCAATGCGGGCTAAATCAGAAAGGATCGATGTTGTCAGGCTACGAAAGTTAGCCTTACCGCTTGAGACAAAGTTTGCCAGAGAGTCCGCAGCACTATTAAACGCCCCCGTTAACGCTTCCCCGGCAGCTCCGGCAGCATCATCCCCGGCCGCTTTAATATTTTGCATAGAGCGGTTGACGCCAATATCCCATCGGGCTCGCTCAGCATCAACCGCGGCATAGTAACCACGCAATGCCTGTAACCGCTGCTCCAGACTTTCCTGCAGCATGCGGACTGCATCTGTATACTCTGCACTCCCCCTCGTCCCCTTTTGCGTAGCGCTACGCTCTAACTCCCCCATAACCCGCTCGTAGTGATCGCGGAGGGCCATCTCTTGCCGAGCCCGCTCACGGGCCAGGTCACCCATTCGAAATCCCTGCAATTCAAATGAGCGTGTCCGGCTATCGCGCTGCGCTTCTTGCTCCATCTGCATAGAGAGCTGATTGCCCTTGCGCTTCATTTCGTTCAGCGCTTTCTGATGCTCTAGCGCCTTTTCCTCCGCTACGTTCTGGGAGAGTAACTTTTCTAAAATAGCGGCATTCGCCACTACGCTCTGCTCAGTTTTAGTCAGGCTGCGCCCCTTCAGGTCATCCAAACGCTGACGGAGTGCTACCAGGTCACGCTCTGATTGCGTTAGGGTTTGAGCTCCAGCCTGTTCCAACTGCAATGCCTCTCGGGTTTGAGCAAGGCGCTGGCTATAGCGATCTGCCAGCCCCTCCCCTTGTTGAATACCTTGGCTACCCCGTGACTGAGATTTTGCATAGCGTTCATTTTCAGCATTGATCGCGCGGTCAATAGCATCCCCCGATGCACCAGAGTTGCGTATTTTTGCCAAAGTTCTGTTATGCCGTTCTGCCTCATTCTCATATTCACGATTGAGCTTTTCTGTCGCTTCAACCTGTTTTTTTCTGACCTCATTGGCTTCCGCAGTGTCCTTAGCGACACCAGAAATATCACCTTGCAGTACCTGCGCCTGCTTTAATACTGCCAATTTATTGGAAACAGTGGCGACAGCCTCACGATTACCGACAATACTTTGAGGCTGTGCTTTCAGACGTTCCAGCTCACTTTCTAATGCAGCAATACTATCCTCTGGAGAACTTTTTCGCCCGAAATCCATCGCAGCATCAACCGTTTCACCTATTGCTGTTTTCACCCCGCGCCATGCTCGCTCTAAAAGCCCGAGATTATTTTTCATCTCCTCAGCTCTTGTGTTTACCGTATGGGCATAAGCCTCCATTGCAATTTTGGCCACATCCTGCTCCCTCCCCAGAGAAGCCAAAGCATTAATCTGCTCCAATTGTGTCGCTGTCAGAAAATGCAGCTGACTATCCAACTCCTTCACTGCCGATACAGGATCTTTCTGCAACCGCTTAAACTGTTCGATCGTTGAATCAATGGAGGCACCTGTTGCATTTTCTAAACGAGCGGCAGCACCAGCAACCACCCCCACCGCAGCTCCGCTAAAGACACCAGCTCCAACAGTTTGAGCCAGTGCATTAGCCATGGTCGATTGAGTTACGCCATCCCCAGCCATAGCTCGCGCCAGCGCTTGTAATTCCCCCGTCGTTTTCCCGGCATAGTTACCCGTCATAATCAGGCTGCGATTAAACGCCTGCTGTTCCTGTTCAGCCTTATACAGTGCATACGCCAACCCACCAATACCGCCGGATAAGGCTACGACGCCCAGCGCTGCGGGTGAAATAACCGAGCTTAACGCTAAAAACGTATTCTTTATTCCGCCGAATGAGTCCTTAATCTGCCCGCCTTGCTGCAACAGGATGAGCAGAGGATTTTGACCACCCGCCAGCTGCGTAACCACGTCGGTCATCTGCGCCGGTAACATGCCAACGGCGCTACGGTATTGCCCAACTGAGATGTTCATTTTTTTGAGCATCTGATCTTGCCGCTGCATGGCCGCGGTAGCCTGACCAAACGCGGCCGCATGCAGCCGCTCTTTAGCCTGCGTCTGTTCCAGATCACGGGACAGAATCTGCATGGCACGCGAATACTCTTCCGTTGAGATTTTGCCATCACGAAGTGACTGTTCGACCTTGCGCTGTTTTACTTCAAGGGCATCCATAGAGCGCAACGTCGGATCGATCGAGCGCAGGAGGCGTTGCGTTGCCCGAACTTGGGCTGCCGTAAATTTATCGGCGCCATCTTCTGTCGCGGCAGCCGCGGACCGCACTTCCTCGTTCACGATCTGAATATCATCGCGAGCTTTTTGCATCGACTCACGGAACTGCGCCGTGTTAGCGCCGATAAATATCTCAAGATCAGTTTCACTGGCCAAATCGCACCCCCCCAGGAATAAATGTCGCGGCCGCCATAATTTGATCGTCTCCCATATCTTCCTCGGGCTCAGGCGCTTCATCGCCGGCAGTGATTAGGCAAAAATCATGCATAGAGACCTCATCACTCTTTCCGCCTGCCAGCAGGAACTGATTCAGCTTCAGGGAAGCAAACTCGCAATCAACCAGATCAACCAAGAAGGGGCGGGTAGCATAGTAATCTGCCCACGTTTTAAACTCCGTGCAGCTCATAGAGGACAACCAGCGCCGCCAGTCAGCACGCCGGAACTCTCGCGCCAGTCCCAAAACAAAGACCATTTCCCGCCCTAAAACTTTCCCGCGTCACGCTCTCCGGAGGGCTCGTCTGGAGACTCTCCCGGGGCAGGCTCCGGGGGAAGCATACCGCTCAAGGCCATCACTGATTTTCCTGCCTTTCCCAGCGCATCCGATGGCCATTCCCGCATGATGCTGTGCTGTAACACCTGCATTTCCGTCGGATCCTCCATTTTTTCGGGGGATACCGTGGCCATGGCAACCAACATGGAGTTCAGCTTGATATCCATGCGATTAAGCGCCGCAATATACTTCATCGGCTCAATCTCACTATCATCATGGATCTGGTTTGCTGCTGCATATTCCATATACTCAATACGCTGCAGCGCTGACAGCTCACGAAGCTCAACAGAGTGGCTGCAGTGAGTAAATTTCTCTTGTTTTAAAAACATTCCCACCCCCAATAAAAAACCCGCCAAGATGGCGGGCTGTTGTAATAAAAGTTTAACTTAACGTGAGCGTTAATTTATCGGTAAAGGCGCCGCCACTGATCGTAATCACTGCGTCACCCGCCATTAAAGGCACAATATCGGGCGCCGTAGCATCGGGGATCAGCGCCTTGTCTGGCGCTGACGAAACAACACTCAATACTGGAATGGCTGCCCCCGACGGAATGGGTTCAATGGTTAGACTGATACGCCCCTTTGATACCGGAGCGCTCCCCGTCCATTTACCCTGGCTGCCTGTCAGCACAACCGCTGTACCATCTGCAGATTGCCCGGTAGAAATTTTGATACCAGTCAGCTCTGGGATCAGCTCTTCTGCTGAGATCGGCTTACCGGATGGCTGAATTTTAATGTCTCGCGTAATGACGTCCTTACTATTGACCTCTTTTCCCAGGTTGGTAATAAACCCTGTAAAGAAATCAGCGGTATCGTTAGGGTATTTAATGCGAAATGCCAGCGTTTTACCCAGCATAAACGCATCCATCAACGCCTGTTGACCCGGGTCTCCAGGCATCCAGGCTAACGTTACCGACGCCTCCGATACTGATTTTTGCCCCGGAGAGCTCTGCTTCCAGTCGGCATCAGGATCGTCGAGATACGAATCATCCTCAGTGTCGGCCTTCATTTCTCCCGGCTTCAATGATTTCACCTTCCCCAATCGACGCCAGTCAGGCTCCGGCGACTGGGGGGTTCCAACACCACGCCCGATGTAATACCAGAACGTGGTCTTTGCGCCTTTAATCGGCTCATTTTTCAACGGATCAGCCATATCACTCCCACTTAAATGTAATGTTATATTTCACATCAAGAGCGGCCCAGGTTGCCGCGACATCACTGCGGTCATAGGTGCACCCCACTAACTCAATTGATGAACACAGACGCAATAACTCCCGACAGTTAGAAACAACCGGGAAAACGAAGCGGCCAGCCCACTGATCTAACGCGCTATCCGGTGCGCCCGACTTAACAAACACGGCCACATGTAAAACTGCCCGCCATTTCGGGTCGTCGAGAAACTCATCATCATCTGTAATATCTGACAGATGCACCGAAACCGCAGGCAATTCCTCGTCACCATCAACGAACGACGGCAGCCCGTTAAAAATAGCGACATCAGGCTCACCTTTTAGGACCCGGCGAAACTCATCGACCAATGCCTGACGAATCTCCGTTGCGCTCATCGCCTCATCTCCCGCTTCAGCTGAGATACCAGCTGCTTACCCAGCTCCCCCTCCATCTCACTCAAGATGTTGTCTTTCTCCATCTCAAACGCCTGCGTTAACACGCCTGACATATCCTCACGCGTCGCGTCGATCATCAGTCGCTGCTTTGCGACAATAGCCGCTGCGGTCCGATGCATGATCTGCCAATGTCGGTACTTGGGAATGTAAACGAGGAAAGAGCCGGGGTAAGAGCGGCCGCCAGCCGTTAATACAGATCCACGCCAGCCAGACCGTCCACCACCGCGCGGTCCGAGGATCAACTGCGGAGCTCCACGGTTAATGACCGGCATTGCGCTTCGATATACCGTGATTTTCGAATAGGCCGCTATGCCGCTACGGGGGGTATACAACCTCATGCGCTTTTTGACTGTAGCGATGGGGATTTTCTCCTTACTGGAAACCCTCTCAGCGGCACGTGAAATGGCTGTCTCAGCGACCTTTTTTGACGCACGCCGCACGGCAGCAGGCACTGCGTTATCACTCAACTCACGCAGGACAGCCTCCAGCCTGTCCATGCCCTTGACTACGGCCATATAGCCCCCGTCTTAACCACTTTCCAGTTGGATCACCCACTTCCCGTTTTGCTGATGAAATTTACTCACGGTGTAGGATTTCTGGTTCCACATCACATCATCACCGCGCCGCGGCCGATAGCCGGGTGAAAATACGATCAACATCAGCACGCTGGCTTCAACCGGACCGAGAATCGCTGATAACGATGATGGCACCACGGTAACCGGAGTGCCGTTGATCTCGGCGGACTTACCGAAACGCTGGGAGATCGTCGCGTCCATCCTGCCAGCCAGCTCGTCGAAGGGATTAGGCATTGATTTTTACCGGCACAAAATCATCACTAGTACCGGCAGCCTCCCACACCACACCGACATAGGGCTCGCTGGCACTATTGGCCAGCTGCACTTTATCACCCTCCAAATAGACCTTTTTACCAACGGCCATATCATCGGCCCGCAATTTCGGTAACAGGAATACCCCCTCAGCAACGCCAACCCCCTGCGCCTGCGCAGCCACATCTGAAATGGCAACAGCCATAACATCACCAACCTGAACCAGGTCACCGCTTTCCACGGCCGTTGTCGCAGTAAATTGGATGGTATTACCCACCTGTACAAAATTTTTAGCCATAACGCCTCCAGGCCTCTCCATGAGAGGCCAAATTCAGGACATAAAAAAAGCCCATCAGGGCCAGTTCGTGGTGTTCGGGTTATCGGCTGATATTACGATGCAGAGCAGCGCACCAGCCCACGGTGATCGAGCGGAGAAATACCGGCGTCAATGCGGACCTTCGTCGTCACGCCATCAACATCAAAACCCTCCAGTTGATCAATATATGGGGCGTCTACACCGTTGAGGTACGCAACCTCAATGGTATCGTTACCTTTCGCCGCCGCCAGGTAATAGGTCGATACGCTGGCATCATCCAGGCGCGGTTCGGCGATAACAGTGGCAAAGTTCTGGATCGGGTTAATAACGCCAGAGTTAACGTCAGCCCCTTTCACGCTGGCCGACTTAATGACCTGATTCGCATTGGCCTCCATCGCAGTCGGAACCAGGACAAACGCCGGACGAATGTTCAGATGGCGTTCGCCTTCTTTTTGCGTCCGCATCAGCTGGCGCCCTTTATCCAGGCTGGGGACATCCATGGCGGCACTGTTCAATACGTTATGATGCTTGGCGTTATCAAACAGCGCGACACCATCCGTCGACATTTTCGGGTTTTTCGTCAGAACGGCATAAACCAGATCAGCAATGGTCGCCTTTGCCGCGCGCCCCAGTTTCATCGGAACGTCGGTCAGCATGTTCAGATCGTCGTTGATGATAGCCTGCCGGGTAATGCTGAAGAGCTCGCCGTAGGTCGCCAGCGCGATCGTCGCCTGGCTATCACCGGTGGTGACGTACTTATACTCAGCCCCCTCGCGCACCTGACGCAATGAGGAGAACCCACCCAGGCCGACACGGTGCGCGACCTTGAAGTCGGAAAGCTGCCCCTTCTTCGTCCACTGCTCAAACGTTTCCCCTGCATCCTCCCAGCCCTGCAGAATGGACTTATTGGCCACGTCCAGCAGGATGTTGCCGAAGTCGGAGCTTGAGTGGGTAAAAGCGAGGCCGACCATCTGCATCGGGTTATAGCCAGCAATGCCGATCCCACGCTCCGTCAACGACATTCGCGCCATTTCGCGCAGAGTCATCCCGGCATACGGGTTATCGCGCTGGCCTTCTTCATAGCCGGATTGCGCCATCAGGGCCGCACGAATACCATCGCCGGTAAAATTACCGTTACCCGCATGGATATGCGAGCCTGCGCGGTTCTGAGTGCCATTCAGCTGATTGGTCGGTGTCGCACCTTTACCCAACTCGGCCAGCAGCTTGTCCTTTGCCTGATCGACGGAACAATCGACATCGGAAACACACTGTGCCATCAGATCGGCATGGCGGTTACCAAACATGGCAAACAGGTCATGAATGCCAGTGACACGCTGGCGCTGCTCTTCCTGCACCTGGGCGCGAATAGTGTTAACGTCGGTATTGCCTTCCGGCGCAGACGAGGCCTGATGGGTAGGCTGACGGCCAACATTGGCTTGCGGATTGATCAGATTACGGATGCTCTTCGGCATATGTTCGAATTCCTCTACTCGTTTAGATTGGATGCAGGCCATCGCCCTGACAGGCTTGATGGTTTTGTCAGCGAATCCTTGCTCGACACACTCGACGCCGCTCAGCCACGTCTCTTGCTCCAGCAGCGCTGCGATCTCGTCTGCCGTTTTCCCCGTTTTCTCGGCATAGGCCGGGATCAGCACTGATTCGACCTTGTCCAGCAGGTCGGCGTAATCACGCATTTCATTGGCGGCGCCGGAGGCAACACCCCAGGGCTTGTGGATCATCATCATGGCGTTTTCCGGCATGATGATTGGATTACCGACCATCGCGATCACCGAGGCCATAGAGGCGGCCAAGCCGTCGATGTATACCGTTTTACTGGCCGGGTGATTTTTCAGCAGGTTATAGATGGCAATGCCATCAAAAACATCACCACCCGGGGAGTGAATATGCAGATTAATATGGTTCACCTGCCCCAACGCCGTCAGCTCCTCAGCAAACTGGCGGGCCGAAATACCCCACCCGCCAATCTCTTCATAGATACTGATGTCCGCCGTATCCTCCGCACTGGCTTTCATGCTGTACCAGTTACTGCCGCGTCCGGCTGCGGGTGCGGCCATCCCCTTTGGACTCATGATTTGGTTCGTCTTTCCCACCACTGGGATCTCCTCCTGTGTCATTAGCCGGATCGGTATCAAACACCAGCCCCAGCTCTCTGTTTTCGTCAATTTCGGCTTTACGACGACGTTTCACATCTGCCGGGGTTCCACCTCGGGCGCGGATCCAGTCACCTTCCGTACCGGCGCCGCCACGAAGAATGACCTTCCAGGCGTTGGCTTCTTTGAGTGGATCAATCCACGGCATAACGGGACCGCTGTAAACCGCGTTGAATAGCGTTTCTTTGTCGATACCGTGCGGAACAATAATGCGGCCAGACGCAATTGCAGCGGACAGCCAGCGGCGGTACATCGGGCGAGTAATAGCAGCGATAAAGGCATCTTGCAGGATGGCGTAACCCTCTTGCGCCTCGACCAGCTCCTGTCGTTGCGCACTGTATGTACCATCATAGTTACGGGCGATAGAGGAAAAACTGCTGCGGGTTCCGGCGGCAACAGCCCTCAGCTGTCCCATACGGAACGCCTGCAGATTAGGATTGGGGCGATCGGATTTAATCATCCCCATATCCTCACCCGGACCAAGGCCGTCAAAGATCATCCCAGGCGTAATATTCAGCTCTCGCTCTTTGCCTTTTTCGTAGTTGTCCTCATTAAAGGTCTGTGCGTCACCCCGCTTGATATAGGCGCCAAACGCCGCACCGAGGCGAGCTGCAATACGCTCGCTGTCCTCGTAATCTTTGAGATCAGCCAACCGAATAATAACGCCCGATAACAGCGACACCCCACGAGCCTGATTTAACCGGCGGGTAAATTTCAGATGCAGCATATCTTCGGCAGAGACCAACTTGGTATCAGAGAAACCGAGGCCAAGCCCCGGATACGCTTTATAGACTTGATATCCAGTGGGTCGCATCCAGCTATTAAACCTGATCCCCTGGACCAGATTAGTCTCTTGATCACTCATGCCTAGGGGCACGTAATCCGGCTCCATCGCCTCCAGCCAGCAGGAGACACCAGCAACCTGAGATAGCCCCGTGGCAGATCCGCAGATGGTATGCACAAACACCTCGCCATCACGCAACCAGGTGCGCAACAGCAGGCGCTCCAGCACGGGCCGTGTATACTGTCCGGACACATCAGGAGCGACCGACCATTCGGCCCACGCCATGCGAATATTTTCGGCCAGCGCCTTATTTAACGCACCGTCCGGTGTTAGGGGCTGCGGCTCAACGATAATTCCCCGCGAACCGATAATCCGCTCTTCCAGCTTATCTAACGCGCCGATAACCAGATCGTGATTTTCATCCAGCCAGCGGGCTTGCTCGCGCAATGACTTGCCACCAAACTGCGCCGCTTGATTGGGTGAGCGGTTTTCTCGGCGTGCACGATGCGTCCGGGTAGGCATGACCGCCTCATATGCCCGAATGGCGTGCTGAGCGCGTAGGCGGGACAACCGCCAGCGAGGCGCGATAGCCGTCACCATATTCCCCAAAATACCCATTAGAACCTCGCTACTGAGTACAAACTACGTGGACGGGTTTTAGCGCGCAGCTGTGCGTCGATATCCTCCAGCCCCCTACGGATCACCGCCAGGCTTTCCATCGTCATTTCCTGACCGTTAATTGAGATGGACTTCCCCATTAACACGGCGCGCTCAGCATCCAAATAAGCCTGGCGCCGCTGCTCCAATTCTTCTCGCGTCACAGTATCCACCCCCCTTTAATCTCTTTATCAGGAACAACAGTTGGCACCGCGAGGGCAGCCTCGAAATTGATCGTGTTAACCGGTTTATTGTCTGCGGGTGCTGGTCGCGCTACCGATGGTGATGGTGACTCAGTCGGTAATTGCGCCCATGCGGGGGGACTCTCCCAATTAATGCGTTCATACCCGCGAAGCATGGCAATGGCATGTGCGTAACAGAAAAGGTCGAACGCCTCGTTTGCACCATGCCCCGGCTTACGCCATTTCCCACTGATATCACGCTCCTCGTACGTCAATTCCTCATAGAACCACTCCCCAAGCCAGTCGGGGAAGTGAATATAATTTGGTCCAGGAATATCGCGGGATAGCGCGCCAGAAATCCGATCTTTTAGCTTATCGGTTTGCAGTAGATAGATAGGGACATCGCCACGAGCCTTCGCCCGACGCTCGGTTCGTTCGGTGTTATCGGGATAGGAGCGCGAAATCAACTTGCTACGGGATACGCTGTCCCCCTTGAGCAAATAGACCCGCCTACTCTCACCATCACGCCGACAGCGGCGCCAAAATGCGTAGGCGTTATCGGTGACACCATCCTCACCACCCGAATCGACACCCATCGCCAATATTGACATACAGATATCCGGCGAGGACTCCAGCGGATAGGCTTTATCAAGAACATCAGTTCGCAGCAGCTCCCAATCCTCAGAAAATGCCGCCGGATTAATCGGCTGGCTTTCGCCATTCTCACTGGTCCGCATGGAATAGCGGATGTTATAGCGGTCAACAAGCCAGCGCTCTCCATGGGCGCCATAACCGATAATCTGCACGACAAAACGCCGCTTCTTACCACCCTGCACGTCTACCGTAGCGATCAGGAAGCGCACCCCCTCCGGAACAACACGCTTCTCGACGACTTCAGCGCGCGCCATAAGGACATCGCTCTTGCGGCTTTCCAGCGAGCGGCGAGGCATATACGGCTGCCCGCAGTCAGTATTGATGACCGTTTTCAGTGTCTCCTCACTACCGGTCGCCTCATACTCCTGTTCGGCGGTCAAAATTTTGTAGATAAGCTGCGCCCAGGTCTGATACGCCGCCGCTGGCCCCTCCATCCAAAACGAGGCGATGCGAGATCGTCGAGGTGTGCCGCTAAGCCCACCACCGGCGGAAAGGCTTTCCCCGTCACGCAGCCATACACCACGTGAGTTAAGCTCACGTTTTTGATATGGCTCAATCAGCCCCATGCAGTGTGGACACTGTACTCGGGCCGCTTCGCTGGCCTCCATCGGATCCGGGTTATCCCTATAGCCGACGACGTTCTCCATGATTGGCTGAAAAAATTCACCGCAGAGGGGGCATGGCCAGTACCAGCGGCGGCGATCTCCCCGGTTGTAAAGTGACAAAATCCCCGTAGAGGGAGGCGCCTCATGTGGCGTCGCCCGCTTCCACTTCGTATCGACAATATCTCGCCCTGGCGAGCTCTCAACCAGAGTCATCCCCGCAGACATAAACGTTGTGGTGCGTTTAGATGCCAGGCTAAAAGCATCGCCCTCACCATTAATGTCCTCCGGCAGGCGGTCATAGTCAGTCAGCGCGACAAATCGGTAGTCTGACGACGACATAATATTGACCGATGGCCAGCCAATTTTTAGATAGGATCCATCGCGTAGAATTTTGTCATGAACGTTATTGTCATTCCGGCGCGGGCTCATCCTCCGGCGTACTGCGGGGCTACAACGGAAAGTGCGGTCAAGGCGCTTTTTCGAGTGCTCCCTGGCCTTCTCCTCAGAGATCTGCACAATCAGCATGTCGGACGGGTCGCAGCAAATGTTATAGACAATCCAGCCATCAACCAGCGCCACAGTTTTCCCCGTTCGGGCGGGACCGACAAAAATCACCGCATCAAATTCCCTTGATGCCAGGCAATCCAGCGGCTCCAGCACATACGGCGACACGTTCGGATCCCATGCGACAGAGTTGCCCGCGCTCTTTGGCACCCGCATATACTTCCCAACGGCCTCGGATACCCTCATCCGACGCGGCGGCTTTAATCTGGCCGATAAATCCTGCCCTATCATTTTTGCGGATGCGTACATCAGTCTTCCCCTAATCCCTCCTCGCTGCCGGACAGATCCGATGCGCAGGCATGGTATGTGCGCTCAGCCAGCGTAAAGCGCAGATCATCAATGACGTTTTGAACATGTGAGACAGCCTGTGGAGACAATGCACAATCGCGCTCTAGAAGATCAGGGACGGTTTCAAGCACCTGAACAACGGCCTTGGTCATACTGGAAAATACAGACACAACCTCAGACTCCGGGATCAGTTGCCGTGTACTCTCCTCCAGTTTCACGCGCTCATTCTCAGATTGATACCAGTCCTTCCGGTCCTTTGGTGGCATCAATGCGGGGTTTTGAATAGCATCGACATCAGCAGGAGCGCTATTGGTAGAAAACAGCGCTGGCCCGACATCACGGAGGGCGTATAGGGCATTCCCCCTACTCTCCCCGGCTGGCTCTACACCAGCTTCGGCCAGCCGCTTGCGCACTGTGGCCCGATCAAGAGAAAAAGCCTCTGAAATCTTAGAGATACTCCACGCAAAGGCAGTGCCAAGATCGTCAACAGTTCCCATCTCACACCCCGACTCACCACCTTAAAACACAATTTCGCATTAAAATTCAACGAACAAGAAAAATACACCTGGCGACAGCACAAAATACAATCACCAGATGGATCTATATTTTTTATATATTAATCATTAATTTACGATAGGTGCTGATGATGGCGATCAAAATGCAAAAACTAGCCACCCGCCGCGCGCACGTTAACCCGTGGGAGGCCCACCCTCTGGGAGTACCTTTTATCGATAACGATTATCATTTTATGCTGCTGGATTCTTCCGCCATCGCTCCAGCGGGCGAGCATGCGGGAACCACCCCGGCGTTACCTGTTTTTGAATGACCTCACCCACTCGCATGAAGGGTGTCATGGTCTCGGTTAAGGTGACGAAACGGCGACAGGCGGCGCGGAGCGATTACTGGTTACGGGTATTATTTACCAACTGCTGAACCCGCTCACGGCTCTCTATATTCGAGCGACCCGCATACGTTTTTGGACAGTACTGAACAATGTGCGTTCTAGAGCCACAATAGCTGCAGCGGCGCCCTCGCGGGAATTGAAACGGTGACGGACTCTTCATACATACCTCCAGAAAAAAAGGCCGCACATAGCGACCCTGTTGCATTATCGCAGGCCCTCATCAAAGACCTGCCGTAATACTTACTCGTCTTCTACCGTCGCCCCTTCTGGCAGTTCGGTACAACCATAGATAGGGCAGCCGGGATGACGATCATCCTCTACAGCTACCAGCAGGGACTCATCGAACCAGGCTGAAACTGCGCGGCCATCAGCAGCGCGGTAGTGGATGTAATACTGGTTCTCAGTATTGGCATACTGAGCCCGCCCGCGCACCTCGCCGAACTCATCGCTAACGCGTACATTAACCATCTGACTCAGGCCGAACTTAAACGCCAGGGCGTTTACCGCAATCTGTACCGCTTCCTTCATCACTCATTACCTCATGTTGTCGATATGATTTTTATCGCCCGCTACAGGAGAGGCGCGCATCAGCTCCACGCGCCGGATCGCCGCCTTATCCGCATTGCACTGGCCCAACGCTGATAGCAGGCTGATATTCAAATCCAAGCTGGCCCCCCAAATCAGAGGATCGGGTACTGCCGGTACTGGCGTATCGGCGGTTAACTCAATGCTGAGCCGTGGCACTGGCGCCGGAACGTATACTGTCCGCGTACTGACGCAGCCGCTGAGCAGCGACAGAAGGCACAGGCCGACGAGCGCAATCATCGCCCGCAATAGCCACCGCGATATCTCGCGCGGCTCTCTGTGACTCCAGTGCGATCTGGTGCTTTGCATTTCGATTAGCCTCCATCGCCTGATTCATAATGTTGAGCGTCAGCATCACGTTATCTGTAATCGCCTGGGCTTCCCCGGCATCACGCTGCGACCATTTGGCCTGCCACGTTTGATCAGCCTCATCCTTTCCATCCGCATGGCCAGCGGCATAGCGCCAGGACGATAGCCCCCAATACGACAAAGCCACCAACGCGATTAGCGCCAGTGGCTTCCATAACCGTTCACCAAGCATGTGACTACCTCACAGACCCCTTGAATACCTCGCCGTCATCTCTTCTTCGCTTGGCATGCGCAACATCCCGCATCCATCGCGCAGATCCATATCTACCAACATATCGGCAAACTGACACACCAAGGCATTCATGTAGCGAATACCAAGACGGTTAAGCATAGGCGGCCGCCCTCCGACAAAAACTACCCGGTTATCGGGTAGTTCATACAGCGGCCGTAGTAAACGAATGCAAAACCTTACGCACCATGCTGACGGGTGACGCTCCTTGATATACCCATCCAGCAACTCGGTTAAAAAGTTACGGTCAACTTCAATGTCCCCAGACTCATGCCGGTAGACTGGACGCCGGTGTATTGATACTAGGTGGAGCAAGTAGGCCTCAGCTACACGCCAGGCAAAGAACTCGTCAGGAGATTGGCTATTCATGGCTCAGCCCCGGCAAACACATCTGCACTTCATCCACGATCCTTTCTCTGGCCGTGTGCAATAATCGCTTACGACCACCCACTCCCCATCTAGCCATTCGACTTGCGCACTGGCTGATATCCTTTGTTTCAGTCTTGATGACAAGATCGAGCTTATTCAGCCGAGTCATGGCATCAAATCCTTTTCTGACAAAAGACTGAAAGGTTTGATACACACGGATCTCAAACTCAGCGCTCAACCATGCCGCATAGCGTATGGCAACAATCTCCTCTGCCCATACCCCCTGATTAAACCCGCCATTAATTACAATAACTGCTTGATTCTGTTACAGAATGCATTTCTGCATTCTGGTCAAGGTTTCAACAAATGCTTTTACCTTCTTAGTTCGAAGGAACTGGCTCGGGCCTGATTCTCTTTGGCTTGGCCACAAGCTACCGCAGACATGTGGAGATCGTTCAGGCTATAACGCCCCGCTTCATCAACGCGAACGGACACACCGTTTACCAACACGGTTGGATATTTCATTGAGCGTACTCCTATAGAAATGAGCCTTGTTGCCCAGAAACGCCGCCCGCAGAGAGGTCGCCACCTATAACGACGGTTCTCCAAGGCTCATTTCTGTAAGGCTCTGCGATTTACATGCGCCGGGCATGGCGCAGATATGACAAAGCCCCGGAATAACCGAGGCTCTTGGATACACTTCAGATATGGTTAAGACAGCGCTACTCGCTCACGTAGCCAGCCATACAGAAACGCCTCGTTAGCTGGGCGCGCCTCTGACAGTTCGATGTAGCGAGCACCCTGGCAGCAGTTCAGCGCCTTGAGCAATACTGACTCACCGTCCTGGCCGCGCTTTGCGAGATAGGCCCGCAGTGCATTGGCCGTGCGACTGCCGATAGCCCCATCTACCTGCAGGTCAGGATAAAGACGACCGCCATCATTCAGGGCCGTCAGGCAACGCTGTAGCATTTTGGCCGCTACCGATGGCCCCATATTGACGCCGGTATCGAGCAGCTCCACGGCGACAGGCTGAGAAACAACGTCGATCAGATCAAAGCGCGGGCTTTCCCAATAGTCTGCATGATAGATACGCAGTGCCTGATCCCGGGACAGCATGCTGATATCGCCGGTATAGCCATTTGCTCGCGCCGCTTTCTCTGTGATACCCCAATTCGTCGGACCACCGCGATCAGCAGGATGGTTAACGTATCCCCCCTCGCGCTTGAGTAGCCCGTCAAAAATTTCATCTTTGTTCATCGCGAAGCCCCCCGAAATAACTGCATGACGTTCCCCTTGGCTCTCATTACCAGCGCCATGAAGAAAACGTTGATAATCGTCTCGGAGATATCAACAGAGTGATACACGCCGATCAGCACCCGGAACGTAACCGACGCCGACGCCACAATCAGGATGTAGGCCAGTACGGAACCCAGGCACTTGTGCTGCGAGCCGTTGCGGCGAAACAGCAACAGCCGCATAGCGATAGCCGCACATACAGCGGCATTGATATGAAGCAGAAACAGATCGATCGTCACTTGCCACCCCCTTTAAAATTCAGGGGCGGCGGGTTTTTGGCTTTCGAGATGATGAACATCAGCACCCAGATAACGCAGGCCGATGCCACCAACGCGCCGATCGGCTTATCGACAACAACCTGATCAGGGAGAAACCAATCAATAATCGACGCCGTAAACCCTGCCGCGATAACCCCCATGAGGAATGACACAAAGCCGAAAGCGATGCGCTTCCACGCGGGAAACTCCACAGCCGATAGGACAAAAACAACGGCCCCAGCAAACGCCGCGATGACTACGCCAGCATCCGCACCGGAAAAAATCCCGACAAACGTCACCCCAGCTAACGCCCCGGCAGCCGACCCCGTACCGGTTAGCGGATCACTCATGGATATCTCCTTTTGTTCGCGCTCAGCGAACGCTGGGCGATAGTTGAATGCTCACCCAGGCAAGCAGAGAGAGAACAGCGCCACGCGTGGCCACTCATGGAAAGGTAAGGTGTGATTAATGGCTGGCTATTGCGTGGCGCTGATAGGTAGCCCCCTGAGCTTATCTCAGGACGTCGATCTCATCGCGTGTCAGCTCTACGACGGGCTAAAAAGAAAAACCGCCATTAGGCAGTTATTATAAATAAAATATGGGGTTTTCTAGGCATCATCGAAGTCGACGACATCAACTGGGATATCATTTATTACTTGCCCAATCTTCCACCCAGTCTTTTCTAAAATATCGTCTGATGTACCCTCGGGAACGACAAACCAATAGCTATAAACCATGTCACCACTGCTCCCTGTGTTTTCATATAACTCCGCCCCCATATCTTCCCACTCGTCATCAGTAATACCTAAATAACGTGACAACGCACTATCTTGATACTCCGGAGCTTTTACAAGAGTGGTGCTGAATGTGCCAGTAGTCCTCTCATTCCTTACCGTTTTATGGCAATGCGGGCAAATGATTGGCTCTTGGCATGCGCCACAGATCCCCCCGTCACCAAAACACTCAACAGTAAAAGTAGCTCCACAAAAGTGGCACTTTTCAATCATAACTAAACCTCCCATGTTCTATGATTAATACTTCTATTCAACATGGTAGTACAAACAATCTACTCCATCAAAAGGCTGATATTTGCGCCGTCCCCAGAAAACAGCCACAAAAAAACCCGCTCAATGGCGGGTTAATCAAATTCGTTCCGCTTTTGCTGGCTGCCGAGCCGGCGCAGCTTCGCTAAGCGTATATCAAAATACTAACTTTCTCGGCAAAAATGTCAACTATCTTTTTTTAGCGCATCCCGCAGCGGCTTAAACAGTGCAAACTCAGCAGCAGCCAACCACGCGTTAACCCGATTCTGATGCGTTCTCAGGCACGCACTAGGGTCTCTCTCATGCCGCTCTACAGCAATCTGATAGCAGCTCTTCCGATGGCAATAACGATCCTTGATCACCTTCAACTGGCCCGTACCCAGCACCCTGGCAATCACTCCATCAATCACCAGACCCTCATCATCGCTCAGGAATAACAGACTACTGGCGGCACGATCGCCTCTTATACAGTCAAAAATGGCCTGCAATTCTTCACTCGTTATTCCTGAACGCGCCATCTGCCGCTTGGCTCTTTGCAATGCCGCTTTTGAGATCGTCGGGTCACAAATCAGCTTTGACAGAATACCCGCAGCCTCCTGGTTGCGCCTTACCAGCGCCCAGCGGCCCCACATACGTAAGCGCCCCTGTAGCCACACCCGATCCAGAGTACGCAGTTTCAAATCACTACCATCGGCCGTAGCCATACAATCAGGATAAAACATCAGCCCTCTCCACACATTAAGCTGTAAAAATCGCGCCGATACCCAGCGCCCTATTGAGGAATTGCACCAGCAGCTCTATCTGGCTGCCGTGCTGCCGCTCCCAGGCACTGACGTCCCGGTGCAGCGCGTCGTGACACCGTCGGCATAACGGGATCACAAACAGGTCGTGGGCCTTGGTTCCGACACCGCCCAGCCCCAGACCTGAATTGATGATGTGATGCGGATCGTCGGCAGGACTGCCGCACCCACTGCACTGCTGAGTCTTCACCCAGCGTGTGTACTTCTCACTCTCCCAGCGCTGCAGCTTAGGGCGCAGCATAAAGCCTGCTACGGGCGCCTCATCTGCAGCCAGTTTGATTACCGGCTTCATTTTCTCCTGCGGGATAGCGGCCTCAGCCATCTCCACCTTGACAGCCAGAACCCCCTGCGCCGTTGGCCGATCTGATGATGGTTGACTCGCTCATCACGCCGGTGATCTCCTCCGGCTCTACGCCAGTGATACGACGCGCGATGCCGCCGGGGATCAGGTCAGCGACACCAAATACCAGCGCCCACCAACACAGCTCCGGCCCCGTCAACTGGTGTCCATCCGGCAGCTTTAGCCCGCGGCGGGCAGCCTCAATCACCCACTCAGCGCGGTTTTTCTCACACAGCTCTGTAAATAACCTGCCCTCTGTCCCGCGCATAGCGTTATCACAGGTCCAGCACAGCCTGGCGCCACCGTGCCCGCTATGGGTATCGGTCAGCTGTATGTCGTGGTATCCATCGCGTACGGATTTCCACTGGCAGTAATGGAAACTTTCCAAAAATTCCGAAAAGTTCATGTACAAGCTGGCAGCTTTCTGCACGCGCTCATGAGCAAAAAAGGGGCGCCACACAGGATCTACGGCTATCAGCTGATCAGAGAGCAACTCCCCCGCAGGGTTGTCATGAAAGGCTGCAGGAACGTCAGCCAGCATCACGCGCTGGCCATCAGTGAATCGATGGGTTAGTTTCCCGGTTTTCAGCAGAACGACGCCAGCACTCCGCTGCGGGAATGCGGTAAATAGCATGCGCATCAGCCAGCCTCCGTAATTCGGATGCCGCGCGCTATACCGTGAACCAGCTCAATAGCACCCTTCCGATCCAGTGCGTGAAGATGACCCTCAGCAGCATTGGGAGAGCGATAGCCCATACCATTGGCGATCTCTACACGGGTCGGCGGGAACCCGGTTTTAGCGATGAATTCACGAATAAACGCCAGAACAGCCCCCTGTTTTTTCGCCATTCCCCTCACGCCACCTCCCTCCGCTCAAACCGCCCCAGCTTCGGGTGATACCAGTATTTGCTGCGCATTGGCCTGGTCGCCTCATGGATAACAACGCCAACGGCGCGGAAAAAATCAGCCTCATCAGCAACGGTCGCGTTCGTCACAATGCCGCCCGGGGTCATGAACGGGACCTTTTTGCTATGGACGCAAAACGCCTTAATCAGATCGCGTGTCTTCTGCTCGGATAACCCGCTCTCGGCTGACAGGTTGCGGATAGTCTGCCAGCCTGGCGGAATGGCACCGGCGGCAATGTCCTTCACCTGCTGATCAACCAGAGCGACCTGTTGCTGCACTGCTTCAACCTGGCGCTCGATGCGCGCGGCCTCCATGGCCATCTGCGCAATCATTTCCAGCGGACTTTTCGGCCTGGCCGATTGCTCCAGCTCTTGCCACCGATTGATGATGGCCATCCGGTACTGAGCGCTATAACCCGCCACCAGACAGATCGATTGGCTTTTATCCAGCAGAAGCATCGGGTACGTTCTCCCCTGACCATCCTGGTAATCTCCCCAACTTTGGGGAGATTGAAGTTCGGCCAGCAAATTGCGGGCATCACGTAATACATGGTCATGGCGTTTTCCGGTCAACTCAGCAATCTCTCGGGTAGACATCGTCAGAGCGCCATTGGCGGGTAAAATCGGATACATCGGCACCTCCACACGGTGATAATTGCCGCCACCCCGGCATGGTCTGGCGGCTTATCTATTATACTGGATTTACATACAGCTTTCAGGAAAAAATGGTGCAGAATGTGAACTTAATTCATTGATTAATATAGTATATCAATCAATCCTCATTGATCGGCATTCACTATTACATCGGCAGTTTTTTAGGCGCCGATGTAAACGACTGGATCACGATCTCAACGCGGCCCGCTACCGTTTTTCACCACATTACGAATTCCTCTCCTGCCCTCCCAATGCTGCCTCATTAGCATTAGTCCACTATCACTAAAGAGGTACACAGTTCTATTAATCAAGCGCCACTTCCATCCCGTGGGGGAAATGGCTTCGCTTTCGGTTTTAGGCCACGATGAAAGGTTATCAACTAAAAAATCCGCAGCTTCAATTCGCGTTACCTCGTTAACCATACCTACCCCACACGTTTAAATATCAGGAGGCGAATTCATCACAAACCATCCTATGGAATTGATATTAAATAACTATTCCGTTGGCAATTTTTTAGGCACCGATGTAAACGGCTGGATCACGATCTCAACGCGGCCACCTTTCACCACCTCGCCGAACTCCGCTGTCAGCCGCTTGACCTGACTATCGTCACGCCAGATACCGATCTTCGTCATAGAGTCCAGGGGCGCCTTGAAGAAGTTGTCCAGATCGCGGCGGGCGCGGGTCGGCGGGTACAGAACAACATGCACAGACAGATCACCGGCCATCGGCACCGGATAGCGGCGTAACTGCTCCAGCACGCGGGCTCGGCATTCGGTGTGGAAGGCGCGCCCCTTGGCGCTCACCAGGTGGCGGCCAGCAAGCGGCCCCCGCGAGGGGGCGCGCCAGTAGGTGTTAACGCTGGGTGGAAACGGAAGGTACAGCCTCACGCCGCTCCCCTTACTGGACGGCCTATAGCCTCCAGCGTGGATTTTGAGACGGTCGTTATCATGCGGCGAGAGTTAGTGAACGGACGCCAAATCAGGAGCATCGACCTTTGCCATTCCCCTTCTGCTCCACACCCGTTACAGCGTGGACAAAATTAACGCGACCACCGGTGATCACCCTCACCTCATCGACCGTTTTCAGCGCCTCGCTGAACCAGCCCACGCTCATATCCTCCGGGACCAGCATCACTACTGCCTGGATCTGCCGATCACTCTGCTCTGCAGCTTTAGCGACCCAGGGGCCGATCTTGCTGTATGGCGGATTACACCAGATAGCCCCGGCACTCCCCCACTCACATCCCAGTGCGTTGTCTGCCTCGGTCAGATATTTAACGCACAGGGCGTTGCTCTCTGACGCCGCTGCGTCCAGCCAGAAGCCGAACTCGAGATCTAACGCATCGAATAACCATAGCGGGGTCTGCCAGAGATCTTTGGCCTCTCTCGGGGTATTGGATTTAATGCTCACAGCACGCCCCCTACGCAGTTGTCGTAGTCCATACGCGGATCACCGCTGATACGCTGGGCGCCACGCACATGGCGTGATAGCTGGTTACGGCGCGCTACAACACTGCCAATCTGTAGCGCATCAGCGCATACTGCCGCCGCGGCCAGCTCAGTGATCGCCCTGCGGTACAGCCCACGCGATGCCAACGCCTCCGCACGATCGCAATGTGCTGTGGCCATAGCTGAATTCTCTCTGATCATGCTGCCCCCCTATCTGCATTCCCGCGCACCAGCTGACGAATACTTGCCAGTGCGGCCAATCCGATTGATTTGTAATGTTCCTGATTCCCGGCTAACTCTGCGGCTGTTTTTGGCCGACGGTTATCGGCAATACGGGCTACTGGATTGGGGATAGCCTTACCTTTCGCGATATCACGCGCCCAGACAGTCAACCTCGATTTAATGGACTTCATCACCTCAGCGTCGGTGTAGTTGTACTGCTGCATCAGGCGGCGCACATCCAACACGATCCAGTACATAACCGGATGCGGCCAGGGATATGCCTCCGGGGCCTGATAGCGCCCACGCTCTGCGGCATACCGCTTGAACTCATCAAAGACATCCTCCGCCGACGGCAATCCTACCGCGGAGACCATCCCATCGCGGCACCAGGCGATAAACTTGCCGCAGCTCGGCCAGAAGTCTGTCTCCTGCTGGCGTGCAATACGCATACCGGCGCGGACCTGCTCAACTGTCGTGATCCCGTTCTCGGCAAACGCCAGAATCCACTGGCGCTTAGTCGCCGCCTCTGCAGATGGGTCTGCCATCACCGTATGCCTGGCTGCCGGGAAGATCTGAACAAGGTTGTCGAACAGCACATCAACCAGCTGCTGGGCGTCGGCGTTTACTACTCGGCGTTGGCTAACATCACCACTGGCCATAGTCGCCAGCGCGCCACCATCGCGATTTTTGATTACCGTGGCTAAATCTTTCATAGCGTACTCTCCCAGCCCTCCGGGCTATTCCAGTGTGGTCCAGTAGACGCGCCGAACGGCGATGCACTTCCGCGATTCCAGGAGTTACCGCAACGCGACGGTCGGCCAGCATTGGCCCAGTTAGTCGCCTTCACAACGCGCTCATCGAATTTTGATGCTCTGAAAATCGTGGTCGGGCAGAGGTACTCACGCATTTCAGGATCTGCCCCCCACATCTCGGACAGGTAGTCCATGACCAGCAGGCAGTCTTCAACGGTGAACCCTTCACGTAGGCGGGCGGCAACTTGCTTAGCAGCGCCGGTCCCTTTGCGAAAACCCAGTGGCTTTGGTTTGCCCAGCTTGTCGGCCAGGGTGGCGATGTTCTGATTCAGGTGGTCAATCAGGATTGATACTTGTTCGGCCATTCCCTCCCCCTTGGGGGCTAGGGGGGTAGATCTTTTATCTTTTAGGTTCCTGATAGATTCCGGATCCCGTTTTTGGGGGTCTTTCCCTCCAAAATTGGGTGTCTTTCCCTGTGTAACGCTACCGTTTTCGGGTGCCTTTACATCTGAAACGCACCCGTTTTCGGTAATGTTACCGTTTTTGGGTATCTTTGATTTTTTAACAATACCGTTTTTGGTGGTCTTTAAAGATTCCCTTTTTTGGGTGTGTTTTGAATCCTCATAGCTCTCAGACACTCCCACCAGGCGATAGACGATAACTTGCCGGGTGGCACCACGGCGTTCTCCGGTATCCTCAATCAGCCCCAGCTCAACCAGGTGCTTCAGGCTTGACTGCACGGTCTTTACGTTCAACTCGGTGGCATCAGCCAAGGCAGCAATAGACGGGTACGCACACAGATCCGCACCGCACATATCAGCCAGCCAGGTTAGAACCGCCTTGGATGAGGAGCGTCCCGTCTTGATGGGTTTAGCCCACCGCATCGCATCAATGCTCACGCTAACCTCCGAAAACGGGCGTTAAATACAATCAGGGCCGCGCTAACAGTCCAGTCATACCCCAAACGCCGGTAAGCTACTTTCTGCCCGTCAGCGCATGTCGAGATAACCCGAACGACGTTACCCAGGCCATCCTGGTAGTGATGGCCAACTCGCGGAAACTTAGCCATGGTTAATCCTCCCGCTCCCGTAAAACTCGCCCCATGCGATACCCACAGCCTCACGGGCTACTACCAAACCCCGGCGAGGTTGGTTGTTGCCGTGCCTATTGGACGCCGCTACGATTTGCTCATAGCTCAGGCGGCCATCAACAATCCGGCACCGAAATTGCGTTGATGGGCCGTTTTGGCTTAAAATGTTCATGCGTTTAATCTCCACACAGAGTTTTATGCGCAGACGCACAGGGACGGCATTCCCTGTGCGTCACCCACACTGCTGAGTCATCAGCAATTGCAGCGCCATTCAGAGCCATGAACGCAAAGAAGCCGTACGCGTGATTGCGCATCTTCTTCCAGAACAACGTCGTCAACTCCTTCTTCTCATCACTGCAGATCACCCCATCAGCCACAGCCTGTACCTTTGCTTTGGCCAGCTCACCGTCGGCGGCCAGCTCCCGCATGGAATGTTCGTACAGCTCCACGTTGTCGATCTGCTCCAGTACCGGGATATCAACCAGCAGTTTTCCCCGGCGCGTGGCGTGGTATTCAGCCAGCAGTGACGTCCCGGATAAATCCTCCATCTGTTCCAGCTCGATGAGCGTGAAGAACCGGCTGGCACACTTCTGGTCCAGATGGTTGCGGAACGCGTCATAGGTCATGCCAAGTTGTGCAGCCATCGCTTTCTGGCCTCCTGGGTATGCCCGGCATATCGCTTTGACAGTACTTTTGATGTCTACCATCTCTTTTGCCTCTTGGTTGTTATAAAACCCACTTCATTAGCTAAAATATAAAAACGGCTCTAGTGTGCTAACGCCAGCACTCAGCCGATGCCTGCCATTACCGTGTCTTGTAAATAGGAGCAAACGCTATGTCTTCCTTCTTCACTGGTGATGGTGTGCTAAATTGCAGAGTGGCATTAGCAATGCTTTCTGCCTTTGATGTGGATGCTCTACGCCAGCCATATGCCAACTGGTTAAGGTTCCCCACCGTCGTATTGGCCAATGCTGCTAACTTGCTCCACTGCTCTTTTGTTGACTCTTTCTTCCAACGAAGAAGGTCATTAATCTCTGGGATCTGCATCTGGTTCATCCTCAACTCCGGACCGCTAAAACATGAGCTAAATATTAGCACTAAGCTAAAAAATACTCAAGATAGCTTTAGCGCCACGGGTATTTATCTTGATGCTAAAAAATGAAAGAATTTGCCCATGGACATAAAAGACATCAGACGCATTAACTTGCGCTACCAGCAGAACGAAGCCATCAGATCAGGCTTAACTAAATCTGCATTTGCGGAAAAATGTGGCACCTCCGCATCTACACTCAGTCAGATACTGGGAAATAGAGCGGGCAGGAACCTGGGAGATGACTTAGCCAGAAAAATAGAGAGCAACCTAGGATTGATTCGGGGTTGGTTTGATATTCAACATGTTGAAACAGAAAGCGTTAGTATAGAATCTCAGGCAAAAATCATCGGTGACATAGAAGAATGGGACTCCAAAACCCCCCTTGAGGATGACGAAGTTGAAGTCCCGTTCTTAAAAGAGGTACAGCTGGCCGCAGGGACCGGGTGCGCCTTTCAAGAAGATCACAATGGGTGCAAATTGAGATTCGCAAAATCAACACTGAGACGCCTTGGTGTGCAATATGAAAACGCTGTATGTGTCGAAGTTGTCGGTAACAGCATGGAGCCTGTGCTACCAGATGGAGCTACCGTAGGCGTTGATACTGGATATAAAGATATTAAAGATGGCAAAATGTATGCCATTGATTACGGTGATCTGTTGCGCGTTAAAGTTCTGTATGCTCTCCCAGGCGGAAGAATTCGAGTCCGAAGCTATAACCAAATTGAGCATACCGATGAAGAGGTTACCATTTCTGATATCAGGGTTATCGGTCGCGTATTCTGGTCATCAGTCACATACTAATCCCCCCCTCCTAATAACAGCCCTCTCCACCTAGTGGTCAGGGCTGTTATTTTTTTCACCAATAGCCCATCATTAATACCGCTAATTTTTAGCTAAAATCCTTGCACATTCTTTAGCGTGGTGCTAATTTTACTCCATCGGATGCCCGCTGTGGCCAACAACCGTGATGTGGTGTTCTGATTTATGTGTGGAGATAGCGCCGAACCGGCGGCACCGTAGGGAAACCGAGCGCGGATATCCGGTATGCCATTGCCTTGTATCAGTTGGCGGCCCCTGCAGCATCAACACCAGGAGCTTCTCGGGTCGCCGCACTTTTTACAGCAGCATGAGTATTTGGCCTTCAGGGGCGTTGGCTGAGTGCTCATCCTGCTGTACTACGGGAAACCAACGGCCAGCTGGCGGTGCCGTCATAACACCAGCAGTGATCGATGTGCTTTTCCAACACAGGCGATCACCGGAGCCACACGATACGTGGCACACAGAGAAGGGTTCTGGCTAGAGTTCTTCTCTGTGTGAATCCCTGATATATGCCAATCGTGTTGATTATCCGTAATCAGCGCCGGGGACTCTCGTACCTAAAAAATGTGTGGAGATAACGATGAAACTTGCTCAAATCAAAAATGCCATCGCCTATAAGGCGACGCTCCCTAACACTGAGAACCTGCTGGCTCACATGCAGGAGCAGCTGTTCACCGATGTTACAGAAACGGCGTTCCATGGATATGGCTTCGTGGCCAATGACATTACCGGCGAGATGATCACCCCGATTACTGGCGGGTCCTCCTTCACCATTCGCTACGATGAAAAAGTGATCCCTGCGAAGGCGGTCGTTTCCAAACTCAGTGAACGCATTGCGGAGCTACAGGCAAAGAATTTGCTGGGTGAGAAAATTAGCCGCCCGGTAAAAAACGAGCTCAAGCAAGCGGTCTTAGCCGAAATGTGCAAGACAGCATTTGTAAAAACAACGCTTCTTACCTGCTACTACAACGAGGAAAACCACCTTCTGTTTGTAGATACGCCAAGCGCTAATATGGCCAACATGTGCATGCACCTATTGGTAAAGGTCACCGGGTCCGTTAAAACCGAAACTATCAACATCAGCGACCCTAAGCACGGCCTGACAACTCGCCTAGAAAACTATCTGCAAAATGACATGCAGCCGTTTGACGGGTTCACTATCGGCAACATGGTGCAGCTCGGGCGCATGGATGGACAGAAAGAGGTGATCACATACTCTGAAACGGAGCTCACCTCAATCTCTGATGAGATCCTGGATAAATTATCCGCATGCTTCACCGTCGAAAAACTTCGCCTGGTATTCAATGGCGACATCACGTTCGTACTCACTAATAAATTTCACTTTAAGCAGATCAACCTCCTGTCAGATCCAGCCTATGAGGATGATGACGATCTCCCCTATCGCTGGCGCCATGAGGCGGGGCTGAAATTATTCCTCATGTCTAATATCGTCCTCGGCCTTGTTTCCGTCCTTGAGTACAAAGACGACGCTGAAAAAAGCGCAGAGGCATCAGCATGAGCCAGGTAGACAAACAGGCGCTGCGCACATATGCAGAGAGCGCAACCCAAGGTGAATGGTGTTCAGATGACCACTATGGCGTTATTGCCGATGCCGGGTTGAACGCCAATTACTACATAGCGCATAGCTCAGGGCCAGAGAATCAAGCCAATGCTCGTTACATCGCCGCAGCTAACCCCGCCACCATGCTAGCGCTGCTGGATGAAAACGAGGCGTTGGTGCGCGCTAACTCGGCCCAGGACGATCACATCAATCAACAGCAAGACCGTATCGACCAACTTGAGAAAGGCACCCATGAGGCCGCCAAGCAAATCAGTTCATGTCGCCGGATTGCAGAACAGAACATCGCTGAGCGAGAAAAAGACATTGCTGAGCTTTGTGCGGCCCGCCAACGCATAGCAGAGCTGGAAGGTGAAAACGAGTACATCAGCAAACGCTTTAAAGAGGCCGATCTGATAGTCGGGAGAAACCTGATCGCCATGCGAGCGGCAATTATAGAGTGGCGAGCCACCGGCGATGCCAAGAACGGAATGGTGTGGATATTTAACACCCTTCTTGGGCCTGGTGAATTACCAAGTGAAAACGAGAAAGACGCACAGGCTTATTTCGACCGAGAGGATGAGCAGGTCGATAAGGAAATGATGGAGCTTCATAAGTGGTTCTGGGAGCGCAACAAGCGCATCGAAGCAGAGCGCGCTGCTGGAGCAAAATCACTGCGGGAGGCCAAGGCATGAAAGAGCGCCCGATCATTTTCAACGACGATATGGTTCGCGCCATCCTCGACGGCCGCAAGACTATGACCCGGCGACCAGTGAAAGGAGTAATGCCAGACAATGGCCTTTGGTTGAAAAAGCCAACCAAAACACGGAGTGGGATAACCACTCACGTCATAGATGCGCCTAAACACGGATTGTGCCCGTTCGGTGCCATCGGTGATCGCATCTGGGTGCGCGAGGCGTTTTCAACACTCGGCAACGAAGATGGCTGCCCCATAGACTGGAATAATCACCTTGTAAAAGAAGGTGGCCCGGATGCAGCTCGAATTTACCGGGCCAGTTGTGAGCAGAAGTCGGGGAATTATGGCTTGTGGTCAATTCCTGACGACGCTTTCTGGAAACCACACACTGACGACATGCAGTACGAAGCTCCTGGACGCCATCAATCCACATGCCTCGCTGGGCATCACGCATAACGCTGGAGATTACCGACGTCCGTATAGAGCGCCTACAGGACATTACAGAGGATGATGCGCGATATGAGGGGGTAACACTCAGTAACCCACGAATCCTGTTACACAGGGACGAATTCCGCCAGCTATGGGGTGAGATCTATGGTTGTGACGGATGGCGTAGCAATCCCTGGGTGTGGGTGATCGCTTTTAGGCGCGTTGATACCGGCTGCGCTGCTGGCGCAAGTAAGGGGGAGTGAGCATGCAGCGTGAATATTTCATTCTGAGCACCGCGCATACCCAGCGCGGCGATCCGTACATTACTCTATGGGCAGCTGACGATAGCGGCTATCGGGGTCGATGCCATACGGCTGGACGTTATGCTGAAAGCCATGTGCTATCCAACCTCGGCTACTACAACAACGGAGTTCAGACAGTGGCGGTTCCGTGCGATATCGCCGAGCCATTGTCTCACCCAGTCGATCGAGATTTCTTTGACGATAACGATGGCCGCTGGCTTAGCAATAACGCAGCGACCTGGAAAGAACTGCTGAAGCATGTCATTGCCGTTCCGAAGCACACTCCAGCGCCAGAGTTTCGCGGAGCACCGCGCAAGGTTGAGGACTAGCCCATGACCACTATTACCAAAGAACAAGACAAAGACCCGCGCGATCTTTTCGAGGCGACTTTCCCTATGCCCGCTTTTGTTATTCGCTGCGGGGATGGATATGCCTGTACGGAGTACTCGGCTTGGGACGCTAATGATTTCAAAAATAAATGGGAAGGATGGAAAGCCTGCCGTGCGGCCATGCTACAGGGCGAACCTGTAAGCCTCGCTTACAAGCTGTCTGATGGTTGGGTAGCAGTGAGCGATCGGGTTCCGGATCGCGACACCGATGTTCTATGCGCTCGTGAATTCGATGGCCCGGGAGACTGGCGCAAAAAAGTTGGCCATCTGCATGATGCGGGGTGGGTTGTTTATGGTGCGTCTTGGGAACCCACTCACTGGATGCCATTGCCAGCAGCGCCACAGCAGGGAGCCAGCAATGACTAAAGACGTAGTTATCGATACCGAAACCATGGATACCGTGCCCAGCGCCCTGCTGCTCTCTATCGGGGCTTTTGCGGTCGATGTCAGCAATCTGGAGGATACCCAGACCAACATCCTGAAGGTATCCCGCGACATCGATCTGCAGGACTTCTCCGTACTGGCCTTTTATACCCGGCTCGACGCCACAGATCAGCTGATGCTGGGCAGAACCGTCAGCATAAAGACCCAGACGTGGTGGAAAGACCAGGCAGAGGATGCACACGAAGCCCTAACCGGCGATCGCGTAGCCCTAAGCGAAGCCCTGATCGGTCTCTCTCGCTGGCTGGATTATCACCCCGGCGCCAGAGTGTTCTTCCGTGGGCCAGATTTTGATGGCGCCATTCTGGAGAACGCCTACCGCATGTGTGGTCTGGAGTGCCCATGGCGTTACAACGGCAAGCGCGACGTTAGGACATACATCGATACCAAGGTCCCAACCCGCGGGCGTAATGGCTATTTAGAGGGGCACCAGCCGTGCTTCCAGATGATTAAGCACCATGCGCTTCATGACGCCATGAATGACGCAGAGCAGATGGCCATCGCGTATCAGGAGGCATGTTAATGGCTAACTCATTTAAGAAAATGTTCAAAAAAGGCGGACCGATTAGCCGCCGTGACAGCGGCATGTTTATCAAACTGGATGATATCCATGTGCAGCAGGGCTTCAATAAACGTGTGGCCGATGAGCGCACACAGCAAGCTGATGAGGATCTATTTCAGTTCCTGTTCTCCGGCGGAACGGTGCCGCCGCTTGAGGTCCGTCCACGCGATGAGGGCGGTGTATGGGTCGTAGAGGGGCACCGCCGCATTCGAGCGTATCGCCGGGTAAGAGAGGCTGGCAAACCCATCGAACTGATCGCCATTGCTCCCTTCACGGGTAGCGATGTGGAGCGCGTGGCGCGCATCATGACCAGCAACAACCAATTGCCGCTGACGCAGTTCGAACAAAGCCTCGTTGTGAAGGAGCTGGCCGCGTTCAATCTGACACCGGATGGGATCGCCAAGCTGATCCACAAAAGCCGCGCCACCGTAGACAAACTGCTGATCCTCAGCGCGTCAAATTACGACGTACAGCAGCTGGTGAAGTCCGGCGAGGTGGCTATGGATGTGGCCGTTGATCGCGTTAAGGAGCATGGGGAGAGCGCCGGGGATGTACTGCAGGAGGACGTAAAGCGGGCAAAGGCTCAAGGCCGGAAGAAGGTCACCCGCAGCGTCACCGGTAGCCAGTTTAGCGCGACACGCGCCCGTCGTCTGGTTGAGCTGCTCAGCGATGCCAAGATCGATGGAGATGGACGCACCCTGGTCCTGCGGGATGGGGTTAGTGAAGAGGTGCTGAAAATTATCAACGAATACATGCAGACAGCGGAGGTGTAGCCGTGGAGCAGTACTCATTAACACTCAATGAGGCGTGCGCGTTCCTGGGTATATCCCGCCCCACAGCTACAGCGTGGATCAAATCCGGGAGCTAATAGCCACCCGGAAGAACCCTGGAAAACGTCAATCACAGTATTTAACAACTCGACAGGCCTGTATTGCCGCCCTCAATTCACCGCTGCATACTGTAGCGGTGAGCGCGGCAGATGACATAGAGAGGAAAATATGTCCATCTTCCGTAGAGGTGAAACTTGGTACGCCAGTTTCACATTGCCAGACGGCAAAAGATTTAAACAGTCTCTTGGGACAAAGGACAAAAGGCAGGCCACGGAACTCCATGACAAGCTGAAAGCTGAAACATGGCGCGTCAGTAAACTGGGCGAATGCCCGGGGATGACGTTTGAAGAAGCCTGTGTGCGCTGGCTTGAAGAGAAGGCAAATAAAAAATCACTGGACGATGATAAAAGCCGCATCAGCTTCTGGCTGAAGAATTTTTCAGGGATGCAACTTAAAGACATTTCGGAGCGGCATATCTATGCCGCGATCCAAAAAATGACCAATAGGAGGCATGAGGAAAACTGGAGGTTGATGGCCGAGGCCATGAAGAAGCGAGGGAAGCAGCCGCCGGCATACGTCCCGAAGTTAGCTTCTACGGCAACAAAGGCCACACATTTAGCTTTTATCAAAGCCCTGCTGAGGACGGCAGAGCGTGACTGGAAAATGCTAGATAAGGCCCCGATCGTCAAAGTGCCGCAGCCGAAGAACAAGCGCATTAGATGGCTTGAACCACACGAAGCAAAAAGGCTGATAGATGAATGTCCGGAACCACTAAAATCAGTCGTTGAGTTTGCTCTAGCTACCGGGTTAAGGCGGTCAAACATCATCAACCTTGAATGGAAACAGATTGATATGCAACGCCGTGTGGCATGGATAAACCCAGAGGATGCTAAGGCGGGCCGAGCAATTGGGGTGGCACTCAACGACACAGCCTGCCGGGTGTTAAAAAAACAAATTGGTAACCACCAAGAGTGGGTATTTGTCTACAGAGAGAGTAGCACACGCCCAGACGGCACTAAATCACCGGTAGTCAGGAAGATGCGTTACGATGCCAACACGGCATGGAGAGCTGCGCTAAAGCGAGCTGGTATTGAAGACTTCCGGTTCCATGATCTGCGACATACGTGGGCAAGCTGGCTGGTACAGTCTGGCGTACCACTATCAGCACTACAGGAAATGGGCGGTTGGGAGTCAATCGAAATGGTGAGACGGTATGCACACCTCGCACCAAATCATCTTACTGAGCACGCGCGGCAAATAGACTCGATTTTTGACGATGCTGTCCCAAATCTGTCCCACAGAAAAGTAGGTAGCTAAATGATGACGTGTAACTTGTTGATTTATATGGTGCCGATAATAGGAGTCGAACCTACGACCTTCGCATTACGAATGCGCTGCTCTACCAACTGAGCTATATCGGCACTGAGGGAGTTGGGCGTGTTGCCCGAAATGCGGGAGATACCATAGTGAAAAACCAAAGGAGCGTCAAGAGCTGGCAAAACAAATGGTTATTTACTCGACAATACACCGTTTATGCTATGGGCCGAGATAGCGTCAACGCCGTCACTTTGCCCTACTCGATTTTGCTCTAGGCTGTCCCTGTTAGCCCCTACAACACGGCAACAAAGGAGCAAATGATGACACAGACAGGAACGACGAATCGGCGTCTCGTGCTACGCCAGCGACCCTGTGGAATGCCGACGGAGCAGGACATCCAGTTACAGCAGGCTGCCATCCCGCACCCCGGCCAGGGGCAGCTATTGCTGCGTACCCTCTACCTCTCTATCGACCCGTATATCCGGGGACGGATGAACGATGGCCCCTCCTATACTCCCGCCATGCACCTGGGTGACGTGATGGTCGGCCACACCCTATGTCGGGTCGAGTGCTCACACCACCCCGACTATCAGGCTGGGGAGTGGGTACTGGCGCAAAGCGGCTGGCAAGATTATGCCCTCTCCGATGGCGGCGGCTTGCAGAAGGTCCCTGCGGGGATGTCGCACCCAACCTGGCTACTCGGCGTGCTGGGAATGCCGGGATTCACCGGCTATATGGGGCTGACCGCCATCGGCGATCCACAGCCCGGTGAGACGGTGGTGGTTTCCGCCGCGAGCGGCGCAGTCGGCTCGGTCGTTGGCCAAGTGGCTCATCTACGCGGAGCCCGAGCCGTCGGGATCGCCGGGGGGGCGGAGAAGTGTCGCTACGTGTGCGATACCCTCGGTCTGGCGGCCTGCATCGATCACCGCGCGCCCGACTTCCCCGCCCAGCTGCGTGCGGCCTGTCCGAACGGGATCGACGTTTACTATGAGAATGTCGGCGGTGCCGTCTTCGATGCGGTGCTTCCGTTACTCAACACCCTGGCTCGCGTGCCGCTCTGTGGCCTGATCAGCCAATACAATAGTGTGACGAGCGATAATCTCGACGATCGCTTACCGATGCTGATGGGTACCATCTTGAGAAAACGGCTGTTAGTCCGCGGGTTTATCATCGGCCAAGACTTCGGTCAGCATTATGCGGCCTTCTATCAACAGATGAGCCTGTGGCTAGCTCAAGGCCAGATCCAGTATCGGGAGGATGTTATCGAGGGGCTAGAACAGGCCGTAACCGCGTTACAGGGGCTACTCTCGGGCAACAACTTCGGCAAGCTGTTAGTGAAAGTGGCCGATTGA